TCATCTTCTTTTCTATCCTTGCTTTGCGTGTGCTTTTCATCCGTCTTGCCCTGCTCGATCCCAGCCGTATGACGCTCTCCTGTTGTATCCTCAACGGTATCATTATGTCCCGTGGTATTTTCGGTGAGGTTAGACTTGCCGTTTTCATGCCAATCTTCATTATAATCTGTAGTCCTATCTGTGTTCTCTGTTGTATCCTCATGGTATGTTGTATCGCTTGTATAGTCCTTATTCTTCTTCTCTGTCTCCCCAACCGTCTCATTTTCAGTTTCGTTTTCCGTCACGTTCCGTGTCGTATTCTCGGTTACCTTCTCCGTTTTATTCTCTGTATAACTGTTGCTAGTATGCGTACTTTCGTCTGTGTTCTGGCCCTCGCTAGTTTTTGTCGCATTTGTGAGATAGTTCCATACAACGCTATTCGTAACATCTCCACTAGAAGTAATGCCCTTTTGCGGAGTGTCAGAATAAAGTTTACTACCATCTGTGTTTACACTACGATCAAGCGTGCTATCACTCGTCCCAGAGCCATCGGTCTTAGTAGTCGTATCCCTGGTCGTCTCTACTGTCTCATTCAGCGTCCTATCTTTAGTAAGCTCCCGCGTAATATCCTTAGAATTGTCCTCAGTCGTATTATCCACAACCTTAGTTGTAGAATCTTTAGTTCCGGTTACACCCTCGTCAACAACTTCCTTAGAAGTCTTGTCGCCCTGCTTTTCGTATGTCTCTTCCGCTGTGTGGTCTACCGTGCTATCATATGCGCCAGTTAAATTCCCCTTCGTGCTTTCATCGTCCCTATGGCTATTCACGAAATCCCTAAGCATAACCGCCGCTGTGTTCTCACCAGAGTTTGCCACCCTTAACAGGTTTTCTACGTTCTTACCGTTAGTCTTAACTACCTGATTCAGCATAGGGTCAAACTTAATAAGCTCGCTCTCGTATAGCCTGTTATAGTATGGCATAATCTTCATCAATTCCGCGTTAATAAAATGCTTGAATCTGTCCGGCGTCTCCGCGCCGATCTGGTTAAACCAATAGTATGTTATGATCTTCCCCTCTAGGTGCTTCTTATGCTCTGGAATAAAGGTGTTCCACCAGTCGTTGAAAACTTCATACCCTCCCGAAACTAGCTCTCCCAGTTCCGGGTTAATCTGCCGGGTCCCTATTATCTGATACACCGTTATCGCCTCCCTCCTGGAACCCCTTATCCATCTCAACAAATTCTTCCATGAATTCATCCACGGCGTTGAGTTCCACACCAACATTCAGCCCGAACATTGTATTGATTTCCTCGCACGCCCTCTCCCTACACCACAGCTCACTCTCAATAATGTGCCGTGTGGGATTCCTCTGCCCCTGCCCCTCAGCAGAAATAAGGCGCTCTTTCTTGTCGCTTGTAAGGCTATCAATGCCTAAACTCGTGCAAAGCTGTTGCATGTAGTTCCTTACATTGGCCCACATCTCATTCAGCACGCAGTTTACCCCGAAATTCATGACCTTAACGCTGTCAGGGTTACCAAACTTAGAGCCGAAAATAGCGATCTCATTTCCGGCAATTTTGTTTGCCGCTGTAATTGCGCTCTGCTTGTCCTTCTCGTCGCACTGAATTGCAAATGGTCTTTTTATGGTCTCAGTGTGAATGTCGATGCCTCTAAGGGCGTTTGAAATTTTAGGTGAATAATTCCAAATAGAAAGATAATCAGGCGTCATGGTCTTATTTGCTCTAATCAACACGCTATTGTTAATGTCAAATATGTGCCGATACTCAAAACTATACGCCTCTCGTACTACGCTCTCATAGTAGATGTTAAAAGGTCCGGGCAAAGTAACCGCCGTATGGATATACCCTAGGTCCGGATCATTAGCGAACAGCGCCACGCCGTAAAACAGCAATGTCATTTCCAGCGCACGCTCATTGCAACTATCTGGCAGACCCGTCCATCTAAACCGACTTAACGCCATGTTTATGAATCGGTTATAAATTTCGATAGTCTGTTGTGCATTTAGAACCTCGGCCCTCGCTCCGTTAGGTGGGAATACTATACCGGGAAGATTTGCACCGAAAAAGCAATTAAACAAACGTACCACCTCCTATACCGGGGCAGAATCCACATTGTATTCTTTAGCCCCGTTTGTATAATCAAGTCCTTCCCCGTTAGGTCCTTTTACGTTCTGTATCTCTTTGTCTATTGTCTTCCCTAGCACGATTGTAACGGCAGTTCCTATGGGTGTAGCACAAATGGTCCAACAAGCCAACGCTCCCGTATACTGATATTTGATAGACAAGAGCGCTAAAAAGAAGCCACCCGCCAACAAGCAAGCCAAAAACAAAACTACAATCCAACCCAAAAGCCTGCTATACAATTTAGAGCACGGGCCATTGCGCCTTTTAACCCTCATATAATGCACCCTCTATGCTTCTCCCAGCCTCTTCCTTGGAAAGGCCTTTCATTGTAACGCCCCCTAAAATAATTAGCTTTTCTGTTCTGGTTTGTGCTATACTGGTCTGGCCTATATAGCCTAGCCCATCACAGACCAGGTCTGGTCTTTACTTGACGGTTCGTGCCGGTAGTTGAGTGTGGTTTAAGGCACTGGATTTCCCATAGCTTCATTGAAGGCTTTTAGAATGGTAACTAATTGTTCTCGGTTCACAAAATCCTGCCACATGTAATTTCCTTCGTATCCTGTAATAAGACCGTTTCTAATTGCCCATTCTCTGGCCTCTTCTGACCAGTTCTCTGCATCATTGTCCTGTAGTGTCTTACGGTATTCTCTTACGATCTCTTCCGGGGATGCTCCACCGGCGCTTTTCAGGAGTGCATATACATCTGTTCTAAAGTCGTTCATCGTTTTGTTGTGCATTGGAAACCAGTGCATAACGTCAGCGTGATTGGATGCTACCCCTAGATTGAAGCCCTCAGAGTGACAGATTATGACATCCTCTTGTGATGGGTCCAGCCTGTAGAGCCTACATAGATAGGCGCAGAGTTCTATAGCCTCTGTATATACAGCGTTGAAATAATCTGGGTCTGTAAGGCCGTCCTCACAAATCTCAAAAGAGATATAGGAGTTATTTGCCGATCCCCAACGGCTGAACCGGCGTGCCACGCGCGCATGTTCCATGGGAGGGTCTGCACGGTAGCAATGGAGCCGTCATCCAGTTTCCCGATGAAAGCATGAACGCATGTGTCAATGCCCGGGTGGTTCCAGTCGTTGGAGTTTTTGTTTACGCCGATACCATCCTTGTCTGGCTGGACGTAGCGCTTTAGGTTGGGGTTGTTTGCACCTGTGCTGTGTACCATGATGCCTCGAATATTTAGAGGCTTACCTGCTTTATAGCAGTCGTTATTCGTCAGGTAGTTCCGGATTAGATGCATTCTTGTACGCCTCCTCTAGTTCAGCGGTTAAGACCGCGTTTTCCTTTGACAGCTCCATCACCTGGTTATATAATTCTGCGTTGTTGCTCTTGGCACTTTGAGCGCCGAAAAAGAAAGCGATAACAACAGAGTATATGGTCATAAAGTCTTGTGAGATTGCCTGTTTATATGCCATAATGCAAAACACGATTGTCAGGGCGATTGTTACTAGGGATTTAACGGACATGAGGTTAGCTAATCGTTTCAATAGATTGGTCATATAATCCACACCTCCGCAGTGTATTTTACTAGGTTGAAAATGATAATCATTCCTGTGAGAGATACAATAATATTTACCACTAGGTATGTCAGCCAATATGCGGTAGGGTTGATCGGTTTATTTTTGAATACTGTTCTGGACATAATGTAGTGCAGACGTTTTCCAACCGGGATTAGTAACATATAGATTGCCAGATAAATGAGCACTAGAGCTACAACTGTTATAAACTCAATGGTCATGTAGTACCTCCATTTTGCCTTGTATGTAGTTCACTGTTGCTGTAAGTTCTTCCACTTGTTTTGATAGGGTGCATATTTTAGATTCTACTTGCTTTATTCTCCACTCTGTCACCTTGTTGGCTGAAACAATTCCTGCGTAAGTTCCAACTAGCGTTCCGATTAGAGAGAGTATAGCAACAATTACAGTTTCCATGGCAACCTCCTAACTCTTGTTATCGGACGGGTTGGAAAAGTCACCGATGGCTCTTGCTCCTACGTTCCAGAATGTGACACCAGCATTTAGCATTGCTTCAATGCGCTCTCTGTAGACGGTTGGAATAGCGCCGGATACGTGCCCCTCAGAAGTCTTAACAAAATTCCAGCATGGACGGCTGTTGCGCTCTGGCACTTTCAGCCTCATGACCTTGTAGCCGTAGCGGTCGAAAAAGCTGTCAACTGATTTCATGATACTTTCGTTGCACATATACCAGCGGAATTTAAAACCGAACTGACCAATAGCGGCGGCTAGGATTGGGTCAGAGGACACAGAGCCATTCACGGCGGCTGAGCCCTTTTTAGCCTTTGTATCTGCATCCCAAATACTTGCCGCACTACTGAGGCCACTTGCAACGAGCCCCGGAACGGCGGCCATTCCTACCCCTGTGGCAGCAGCGGCTCCTGCAAGGATGAAAGATCCAGCTGATTTTGCTGTGGTTGCTAGAATGTTTACTTTGTTGGTCTGTTGATACTGAGCATATTGATTTCCAACCCATGCACCTTGCGGAAATACGGTGATTGCGCACCCGTATTCTCCAGGGTTTCCCATGTAGTCATAGGCGTCTGGCGTTGCAATGATTCCTCCGCCGCCTCCGATAAAGCGCCCGTAGATATGGAAGTTAAACGTACCTTGTGTTGTGATTAGCTCGGGTTTGTATGTCACTGTCTCGCTGTTCATGCCTTCTACTTGCGCGACACAAAATTCGCTTGAGTAGCATTTCGCATTTCTGCATAGGTCGGGGCCGATTGCGCCGCCGCTTTGCCACGGTGGAATCGTTTCGACTGCTTCTGAGAGGTCGGATAGGAAATCGCCGGGTACGGAGTAAACGCCTAGGATATTCTCTAGCTTTCCCTCGCTTGATTCTGCTACGCTCTGCAAATAGCTGTTAACGGCTCCTGCGCTTGAAAAAGTTCTCATAGTTAAGCCGTTAAACACATTATTTTCTACAGTGCCTCCAAACATTGGTTGACCGGAAGAATCATAAGGAGTGAATACCACAAATGTATCTGGTGCGTATGCCTTTATTTGGTCATATACAACTTGGTCTGGTGTGCCTCCCATTCCTTCTGGTATCCCTATGTTAATCCAGTTTGGGTTTGCGCCCTTCCAGTCGTTCACGACATGCTCTCTTTCCACTAGGCTGTAGGAGGTTGGCCAGTTTATGTCCCCACAGTAGGTGCAAAATGCGTCTACTTCAAAATAGATGGTTGTTGTGTTCGGGTTTACCCACTCAACCCCTGTAATGTTCGCGATAATCCAGCGCGGTCCGGTTCCGGTATTTTGCCACATGATAATGTCGCATGTCAAGGCATCGTTGTAATTGTATTCAACGCGGCAGTATTGCCTCTCGTCCGCTCTCTGGTATGAGTATTGGGTGAAAGACGCCTTTACTTTTCCGGCTAACCACCCTTGCATTGCGGCGTTGGATTCAAAGTAGGGTTTGTTATACTGATCTATGCCTGTATTTGTGCACAGATATATAGTTGTTTCGGGTCTCCATAATGCCATGGTTTCACCTTCTTTCTATCGGGAGGGGCTTGCGCCCCTCCCTTTATTACGCTTACTCAGTGCGCAGGGCGACACAGTTGTGGAAGGGAGACAGAGAGAAGGTGTCCCACGCATGAAGCCAGTAATTCCAGTTCATCGCGGAACCATTATAGAAGGTGGTGAAACGGCGGAGCTTTTCTCGAATCTGGAAGGCCTTTGTGTCAGCCAGCACAGCCAAAGTCTTGTTATCGGCACCCAGGTCATCTACAATGATCTGTCTTGCCAGATAATCGGCGTAACTCAGATTAAAGGCCGCGCTCAGGACTTCAACTCCGATATTAGCGGCAACGTCAGCGCGGATGATAATGAGCTGATCTTCGATGGGGCTCCATGTTACGCGGTCGTTTCCGGTGCCGCCCATTAGCTTGTAGTTGTTGTAGGCGCTGGAAGGGAATGTGAACAGCATGGACATATTGCGGAGCTGTACTTGGAACTGCTTGCCGGTGGCCTCGTTGTTGGGCATTACTGCTGTAACTGTTTTCAGCTTTCCATCAGTGATTGCATCAACAACTAACTGTTTAGTGTACTTGAATTCATCAATGGTGTTCGCATTGTAAAGGCTGTCTACAATGCCCTGAATGAGGTTTTCAAGGGCGTTCCAGGAGACGAAAGCGTTTGTAAGCTGTTCGTTGTTGATGGTCACGGGATATTTGTCCTGTCGGTTCAGCCGATACCACGCGGCGGCAACGTCAGGCTTCGTCATTTTCAGCACGGCGGCCATACCTGTTTCAGTGCCGTCATAAGCCTGCGCGGTTGCCGGGTTTACGTGCGCTTCCTCGACGTCAACGCCCAGAGGCTCGGCGTTTTTGCGGAGCATGGAAAGAGGGTTATTCCACATCTTCCGGTAAAGGATGGTAGCGACGATCTTATTTACCAGGGCACTCAGAAACTCGTTGGCCATTGCATCGTATGCAAGGATAGGATTTCCTACGTCCGCCAGATTTGCGGGAGTGGCTACAGGCACAGCGGCCTTATAGGCGTCACTCGCATCATTGCGGATTGCGTTCATCATTTCAGGGCTAGCAATAGGGTTGTTCTTAGTTGCCATTGTTGTTATCCTCCTTATAGATATTCTTTAGAAAATCGTCAACTCCAACCGGCTCTTCTTTGGTGGTTTCCTTGGCCTTGTTCTCAATGGCCTCAGCCTGAGAACCGATCCTCAGAAACAGGTCCATATTTGCACTCTTGAGCCGCTCATTTTCCTTGGTGACGTTCTCATTGTTTTGCGTAAGCTGTTCCATTTTTCCGATATTATCAATGATAACGTCTTGCATCTGGCTCAATAAAGTCGTTAAGGTGGCCTGATCTCCTCCCGCGGAGATAACTTCCTCAGAGAACTGCCGGAAAGAATCCTGTGTAAATTCGTATGCCATTTTGTAACCCTCCATTTGTTATAGTAGCTTTCTTAGAATGGGCCATGCTAAATTCTTTACTTTTTGCGTCTCAAATCTCAGCATGCCAGCAGAGAAAGCATCCATTATACCTTTGATAACTATGTTGTTCCTTGTGGCTAATACGGTTGAATTGTTGTGGTCGTTTAGGGTCAGGCTTATTGTTATCTTTCTTGTGTCATCGGTTTTCTCTGATAGGTAGAAAATACCAGAGTTCATGTCCCTGTACACGCCGATTTTGAAGCCGTCTATTAGTATCGTCGTAACATAGAAGCAGGCTGTAACCATTTTTTCAATGAAAGAATCCGTGTCTAACAAGAACTCGTTGTCCATTGAATAGGACCCGTATTCTGTTCCGTCTATCAGGCGTCCAAATCTGGTTTGTTTTACGTGGTTAACGTAGGCTGGGTTTGTGACTGTCTCTAGTTGGATGTCCTTTAGTAGCTTTCTTTTCTGCCCTTTCTCTAATGATAGGTTGAAATATAGGAAATAAGGGTTACTGAATGTAACGGCGTTACTCAGAAATAACACTGGAACGTCTCTGTCTCTTGAGATCGTTGAGTAACACTCTAGGAATGTGACTACCTCGTTTTGCAGGTATCTGTACGCCCCCGTCCCGATGATGAACTCATCGAATATAATTAGTGTTACATTTGGAAACGGCATTGATTTGAGCATCACTGCTTTTGACAGTGGGAAATACCACCCTGCGACCTCCTTGTCTATCCTAAATAGCCCCCGGTCTGCTTTAAACTCGTGGTCTGGGAATTCCTGCATGATATCATCGAAAAAGTTTCGCATCTGTGACTGAGGCATTTCAGTATCATATCTTCTCAGATATACAAATTGCTCTCCCTTTTCGATGAAGTTTTTAATTGCTCTCTTTTTGCTCCGTAAGTCTTGCCTGCACCACGAGCGCCTACCACAAAATTAAATAATCTGTTTCTTGAGAGTGTATCATCTGCATTGTAATACATGGACGTGTCTTTCGTGTCCACTTTATCACCTCTGTAAAATAAGGGAATCCTTGCCCTCCACTGCGTCAGCACACCACCGCCAATTCCCGACCTGGAAGGCTCTTCGCCTGGTGCTCCGGTCGGGGACACTAGGAAAGCAAGGACCCCTCTAGGATATTATATCATAATGAAAGCGAGTTGTCAACCCCTTTTGCCTTTTTTATTTTGAAAGTTGTCTCCTTCAAAATGACACCGCCGGGGACGATTTTGGGGAGAAGCTTTCCATCAAATATTGCACCCTCCCTGAATTCGCTTTCATTTATTGTATCTTTGACGTTCTTAGGCATACCGGCGCATTTTATGTTGATTTTTTCTTGATAGTCTTTTCCTAGTGTAACCTCTAGGTAGGTCTTTTGCCTTATGAATTTGGCTCGGATGAATGTTTCTTCTAGCTTGAAGGCGCCTAGAGCTTTATTATCCACCCATAGCCCTTCCGGTGGCTCTATACCTGACACGTGTAGACTGTCTGTGTCTGCATATATGAATCTATCACCGCAAATTTGCGCTCCGCGGATTATCTTGTCTCGGCAGTAGGCGGTTATAAAGCACGCCATAGGAATATAGCCGCCTTTTCTTATCTCCTCCTCTGATAGTTTAAATCCTACTCTTCCATCTTCTCTTAGATACGGGATGCAAGATTTTCCTCTTTTCTTTGACCCAAATTTTCCGTATAAGGAATTTAGCATTAGTTTTGCTATTTTCTCGCGCCCGGGATTGCCCTCTATTCTGGCTTCGGTCTTTTCATTGTACCAATAGTCTATGTATTCATCAAATAGGCCGTGCGTTCCTTTTAGCATGTATCCGCCGCACCACTCTATTACATTAACGTCATAGTGATCGAATACTAGCTTCTCATCTACGCTTGTTAGGTATAGATAGGTCGGTTCTATTGACTGCGTTAGGTATTCTGTATCATGATATATAAAGTGACCTTTTATCTGTATGCATGGATAGTGATTTGGTTTTAGCTTAAATTCGCATAGGATGCACTGTATGTATAGAGGGTACATCGGGTTTTGTTTGTATCTCTCTGGAAAATAAACGGGCTCTCCATAGGGAAGTAGGCAATTTTTCATTGCCCACGGATACATTGAATTTACATCAAATACGGCTCCCTCTTTGACTTCCTTGTCTTTGTATGCGGGGTTTACAAATGTAAATCCCCCTTTGTACGATTTCTTAAAGTCCGTGAAAGTTGGTAAATCTAGCTCTGGGTATCTCTGCTTATATTGTTCTTTTCCTAGCCGTGATATGTAATCGTGCAAGGCGTTTGATCCAGTTGTTAGTCTTGTTTGATTGTGATCAAACATAAATTTAAGCGCTTTTGCTAATATTATTACGTCGTGAGAAATGTAGTCTTTTTCTTCTTGCGTTAGTATGTGGCCTATTTCTCTGTCCTCGTGGTAGTCAATTTCTAGCTTCTTTTCCTCGATTCCGAAAGATTTGGGCATATCAGATATTGGCATTGGAAGTATTTTCAGGGAATCTATTATTTGTATTTCATCGTCTGATCCGGATTTCCTATCTGGCACAAATCTGATCTGATACCATTGCCTCATGTCTGATATTAAGGTGCTAAACTCGTTCCTATGTATCTTTCTATCTTGCGAGTGTACATATCCTTCTTTTAGTAGGTGGTTTACAATAAATACGCCGTCAAATTTCAGGTTGTGAAAGTATATTTTACCGTGTAATTTGCCGATATATTCTATGAAGCTCTCAATCGACCCTCCATGTGATATTGTAGAATCTATGTCGTATATATCGCAAATGCACCATGCCCACACCCGACAGTCATCAGGATTTGTGGTTGTTTCAAAGTCGGCTGAATATATTGGCATGTCATATGCTTTCCCATATTCCCAGAATGTACTCTAGGTTATTCATGAATAGTTCATAGTCAGATATTATGTCTATCCCTGTTTCTGGTATGCCTATGGACGCGTCTACAACTTCTTTTGATGCACTCGCTACTATACCTATAATCTGCATTATCAGGCCGCTCACTTCATGGTCCTCGCCGTTTGTCATGTTCCATAATTGAAGTGCCTCATATGCGTGTCTAATGTAGTTTTGTCTATATGCCTCTGTTAGAGGGTTGGCTTCTGATGGCTCTAGAAATTCTGTTTCTAGTTGCTGGCGCTTTTCTTCGTCTGCAATTATCTTTGATAGGTTTACAGGCCTTGTTCCGTATGCCTGCCCTGTTGGGAATCGCCCTAGGCGCTCTTGTGCTTCTGCCTGTGTGGCAAGCCGCTTTTTGCGCCGTCTATTCTCTTCTGCCACTGAGCGCTTTAACAGGTCAAGAGACGCTTTAGCTATTGGACGGCCCTCAAATGTTGTTAGCTCAAATCCTGCCCTATCAAATCTCTGTAGGGTCTCTATTCTGCGTTTAAATCCCTTTGCTGATTTTATTTTACCAGCTTCCTCTATGTATGAAAGTTTCGGAGGTAAATATTCTCTTAGTTCTGGGGATGTCTTTTTAATTGCAGTCTGCAAGCGTCTATTATAGTTCTTTATCTCATTTTGTAGCTTTTTCAGCTGTTGTTTTGTTGGGTTATAGACAATTTTATTTTCAGCTGGTCCTGCTGTACCTCTTTTCCTCCGTGCCATACCCTAACCCCCTTACCAAATGTTGCAATTTGGGCTAATACTAGAGCCGCGTCAGGATCGATCTCACAGGGGAGGCGGAATTTCTTAGAGATGAAATCGGCTCCCTCTGTTAAAATGCGGGTTGTGTTTTCGGATACTGTGCGGGATGCCATTTTACACCACCTTTAATTAAAGGGAGGGGGCTTGCGCCCCCTCCCTGGATTGAATAGCGGGACGGATTTGTTAGGCGACCAGTCTCATGGTCAGGGTGTTGCCGTTAATGGTCTTAATCTGGTCGATAGACACTTTCAGGCCATCCGGGAAGTGAAGGGTGCCGAAAATATTGAAGATGTTGCGGACACTGTTGGTAATGCCGGAGGAGGTCGCGGCGTAAGTCTCGCCCTGATCATCAATCAAAATGACGCGGATTGCATCCCGCTCAGCGGAACGCCCTCTGTCGTTGATTTTGCACTTAACCATGATAACATCGGTCAGGCAAATGGGTTTGTTGACCATGTCAGAAATACGGGTTTCGGGAGCGTTGATGGCGTTGTACAGCTTAACTTTGTCTTCGTCGGAAACGGGGTCGAAACTAACGAACATATCAGAAGTTTCAGAACCGGTGAACGCCTGCATCTGCTTATTCATATCCATTGTTGTTACCTCCTAAATATTAGTTGTTGGTGTTATCGGGTTTTGCGGGGACTTCCTCTGCGAGCTCCATGAACTTGTCGAGCGGCATGCGGTAGGTATGGGGCACGCTATCGATCTTATAGACGATTTGCGCGCCGCTCTCTTTCAAGAGCTTCTTTGTGTCATGCTCGCCCAGCTTCTTGTTGCTCTCGACAGTGGCCACGGGGACGATGGTGGTATCGGTGCCGTTGTTCTCGATGTTTCCCAGGCGATAGACGTAGGTGTCTACGGTTCTGGTCATGTACTTTGCCATGGTTTTTCCTCCTGTTCAAGTTCTTGCTTTCTTTAGATTTAGAATCGCGGGGACTTTACTCGCTTCCCTCTGTACTGTTAAGAATGTACCGTTTCAACATATTGAATTGTGGAGGGAGTGTTCACTTCCTTTCGTTTTGTGATTGGAGGGAGCGGGTTTACCCCGTGGGGTCCGGCCTGATAACCCTCAGACCGGCTAGGAAGGGTTGGGTGTAGATTCTTCTGCGTATCACGCTCACGAATTCATCTATTTCTTGTGCCTTGTTAGGTCTAAGGTTGCGTCTGTATATCCTGTTTTCTCGTCCTCGTTTGCGCAGTCTTTTCCTTTACGCTCTATTGTGCGCGCGTCTAAATATCGTTCGGTGGTTCTTCTTTCAATATATGCCTTTATGTGTTCACGATTGAGTGCAATTTCTGCTATTCCTGCATTGTATCCCTCCTCTTGTTCCTGGTTATTACGGCAACTGGAGTTTACCACCTGAGGCGAGTTCATTGTATCGTAGCCGTAAATAATGAGGTTATAAAACGCTTTGAATCTTCCTACAGCATAATCATCCATCGTTTACCTCCCTGTATGTGCGTACGAATTCATCATGGGAAAGCACGTTTATTTTGCCTTCGGGGTCTAATAGAATCCAATCGCCGGGGACTGCAAGGCATGTCTTGCCGGGTAATACGATTTTTAGTTTTAGTTCTACGCCTTTTTCGCTTTGCTCTCTACTGGCAAAAACTTTTCCGCGATTCAACAGGTCCATGTACCATTTTGGAGGGATGTGCTTCCCAAATCGGAAGGCGCTAACTGATCGCTCTCTGGTGACGTATTTCATTGGGTTTGTCCTCCTTTCCCAGTTATATTGTAGCAGGTAAATGTGAACTAGTTATGAACACGGCATGTAAATTTTCATGGGTTGGTGTAAAGGAAAAGACTGCGCAAACGAGGACGAGAAAACAGGATATACAGACGCAACCTTAGACCTAATAACACACCTTAAACGAACCACCAGAAACACAGCCTTAACACACCCTTAGTTAGCATATGCTAACTCGCCGTTAATAGAAGAGGCCGCAAACGCCCATCACGTTCACGGCCTCTATCCTACTTACTGAATTCTGTCTGTATTTGTCACAATGTCTGCAAGCTTACTATTGGCTTCCGTAAGAGATGCCTTAATATCCGCCAGCAAAGAAGTAACGCCACCAATCACTTCCTCTAAATCCTCAAACTCCAGGAGCTCAGCATGAGCATATGCACCAGGGTTAGAGAAATGAACCGCGATTTTATTATGCTCACAGCCAACGAACACGCTAGACGGATCATTAGCGGGCGTTGCCTGAGATGGAATACCTGCGCCTTCAACATACTTGAACGGCCCAAAAGTGATGCCATCAACTACAATCATATAAACATGCGTAGAATCACAGCCAAACTCAACGAGCTCATCAGACGCCTTGATCTGTACATACTCGCAATGCATTATAATACGCCTCCTTTAAAGCACGCACAGCGGGGCAATAGTAGTTGCATTAGTGTCCTCAGTGGCGCACCCAACGCCGACAATAACGAGCATCTTGTCACCAGTTGTAAATCTATCAGGATTATGTGAAATGCGCCTGAGTGTCGTCTTGTCACTTAAAGAATCCTGGAACTGGTTACGTTTCGCACTAGTTCCGGTGAATACATTAGTAGCCCAGCACAGGGGAGGCGGAGCAGAACTAAATTGAATTGTAAACATCGTAGTGGTAGGAGCCGCAACATTCAGTTTAGTGACTTCAACATACAAGAATCCGCCAACCATACCCGGGCCCTTAGAGATGCTAAAACCTGTACTTGCGGTCACTTTCATGGTAAATTTGGAACCATCATAGTTAGTTCCAATAACTGTGTCGCCTCCGCTGGACCCCGTAATCTTACTATCCACATACGCCTTAGTAGCCGCGTCCTGTGCGTCCGTCGGGTTCTTCAAATCCTTCAACGCGAGCCCGCCAGCGTGCAGGCTGTCACCGTCCATGCCAAACTTGTCCACACCGTTGTAAACCATGTACAACCCATATGAACGGAAGTCCAACCTAGGGCCATTGCCAGTAAAGGAGTTGTAAGCAAGCTGAGAAACGCGGACAATATCGTGCTCCGCCATATTGATATCGCCCTTCATCGTCCCGCCCGCCAGCGGCAGATAATCCCCGCTAGTCTTATCGTCAACATACTTCTTGTTAACAAGATCATTATTTTCAGTAGGCGCTCCTTGATACTGTGGCTTATAAGTAAGGAACTGAGCAGTCTTTTGCGTTCCGTTAAAGAACAAACTACCGCCATCAGAAGGGTCGCCGGAAATAATACGTAGTCCATCACCGCCACCGAAAATAAGACCCTTGTCGCCGAATTTCAGCTGGTTCGCCCCAACGTCCACATAGTCAACGTTAGAATCCCGGTAAACACTCAGCGTCCCGCCAGTCACGTCCGCCGCCTTAGCGCCCACTTTGACACTCACCGCGTTCGCGCTATCCGGGTCCTGCGCCTCAATAACGACATTACTCCCACCGTCCGTTGTCCGGGTAGCCTGCACACTGGCCTTTTTGCTATTCAAGTTCGCATTGATAACGGCATCAACCTGCGTCTGACTATGCCCCGCGCTAACAGACCCCATAATAGCGCCCTCGCCCTGAGACCCGATAACAATCGAATGGTCGGCATCGTTCACAGCAGCACCGATATATTCAGCGTCTCCCTTGAACTTGATATTTCCGGTCATCGTCCCGCCGGCCAACGGCAGATACCCATCAAGCTCCGCCTTAGTGGGAACCTTAGCCGGGTCGGTCGAAATAGTGTTACCGGAAATAACGATACCCTCGCCGGCAACATATTCCGTACCGCCACCGCCGCCTCCGCCGGCAGCGTTCAGCACACCCTCTGGCGTAATCGTCAGATTAGCGCCAACCTTTACGCCGCCTAGAGTGGTAGCACTAGCAACTGGTAACGTATACTCAGGGCCGTGACTGTCAAGATATTTCTTGTTCACAGCGTCCCCGTCATCAACTGGGTCCGCAACTCCCGTAATCCTGTGATCCATAGCATTGACGTTCGTACCCGGTGCAAGCCTCAGTTCGTTCGGAGCATGAATTTCAGTGACCCACAGCTCACCAGTACCACCGTCAATCCCATTTCTGTTCACGTACACAGCACCCGCGTCAGCGCCCACATTGATATCAAGATGAGGGATATCTCCGCTCATATGCTGTTGAATGGTAATAGCCCCAATCTTGAGCTGTCCAGCGCCATTATCCGCAGTCGTCAGAAGAGTGGCCGCTCCCAGAATCCGAACGTTTCCGCCCTCGCTTTTAACGCACACATCCCCATTATCCCTGTAAAAAGCACCCTTAACCGTCTTGCCGTCTACCAGCTTAACAACGGCGGAGCCCTCCATCTGTAGATCACCGGTCATTGTGTCACCGGCCTTCTTCACGTACGGAAGCGGCACGTCCCCGGTAGTGAGCCCGTTGATCTGGTCTTGAAGCAACTGGTCGGCCTCTGTACGATTCGCAATTTCCTTATTGAGATTCTGCTCAATCTTGAGGTCCGCGTTAGCCCGGTCAATAGCCTCCTGGTTGATTTTACCCTGGAGCACAGCGTCAGCGGCGGTCCTCTCCGCTTTCTCAGTCTCAATAGCGGTATTTAACTGCTCGTCAGCGGCCTCGCGGTCCGCGATTTCCTTGTCAATCCGCTTGCCCAGCGCCTCGTCAGCCTCCTGCCGCACCTGCGCCTCTGCCGCGTCAGCTCCTTCCTGTCCTGAATCTCCTGTTTTAGAGCCGCATCCAGAGCCTTGATATCATTTTCGGCGGTAGTAATGCGCTCCTCCAGCGCTGTGATTTCTCCATCGATTCTCTCAATGTCCGCCCGAATCTCCGCGATATCGTCCGCGTTCTTTTGCGCCAGCTCCCACGCCTTGTTTGCTACCTCGCTAACCTCGTCAACCTCATGGTTGATAAAGTCAATGTCAGTTTTCAGGCCGCCAACTCTCTGCACCAACTGCGCAATAGAGCTTTCAAACTGATTGCACCACCCCTCAAAAGGGCGCTTGCTAACCACCCAATACGCGGAGTTCTTAGGCATCTGCCAGTTGTCAGGGGAAGAGGTGAGGCTACCAAGATACTCCATGCCGCCGCCCGCAGTCGCTGTGATAACAGCCGTTGTACAACCCATGCCTTTCAGGATATTCGCCACGGTGATACCCTGCATGCCCTGCACGTCCTGCTTGCCGCAGTTAAAGAACACCTTATCACCGTTGCAAGACTTATACCCAACGGCGCAAATCGACTGTTTTGTGGTCATCCCCTTAGCCTGCTCCGTGATCTCACCGTCCAGAATAATGGGAATAACAGACCCAATGAGGTCAACAACCTGATTCTGGCACAGTGTATTCTCGTCAGTGTCACCACCGAAAATACCACGGGACATAATGATACCGTTGAGGATACAACAGGAGAGCGTCATACGGCTGGGATCGAGCAGGGCAAGACGGATGAAAAGCACACGCAAAGCAAGGATAGAAAAGAAGATGAGACGCAGACAAAGGAAAGCGGAATTGAGGAAGTTGTCAGCGGGTACGTTGGTATTAGTGGGTCTGAATTGCTGGCGGCTTTCCGTAAAACCTTCATCAACGTGGACGAAATGATTATTGAAGCCCTTAGAGGGTGCTTTATGGAGGTATTCTAATGAAAGATTGTTATCATGATTTTGACCATTGCTGTGAGCCCGATCCTTGCAAGCCTGAGCATTGCGGCCCTTGTAAGCCGGGCCCTTGCGGGACACCTGTGCCGCCTCCTGTGCGACCTGTGGTGAATATCCCGGGACCTAACTTGCAGGCTCAGATGTGCGAAATGGCTGGGCGGGTGAATGAGTGCATCCTGAGATGGAACCAAATTCAGCGTAATTGCTATGAGGCTCTTGATAGAGTGGTTGGCGCGGCTGTGTCCAATGATGTGTATTATGATCGGGACGAGGTTGGCATGGAAAGCGGGTACTCTGAAAACGATAGTTGCCCGTATCACGTCATCAACGTGAAGTGTGTTGACAAGTGCGGTAAGCCTATCTTTATCAAGCTTATGCCTGCATTTGGAAATACTACAAACTCTGGTCTTGTGCAGAGTATTCAGGATGTCAGTTTCGTGACCAACGCCAACGCGATTATTAGTGCAACCACTGATGCGCCGTGGAAGGGTGTTGCGCGGTATATGGGTGCACCGATGGCAAGCACTCCAGAGGGTGGAATCTTCTGCGGAGGATTCAACCGGC